GGCGATACGCCTTGCGCAATGCGCGTTCCAAGCCCCATGGAGTCAATCGCAAACTTTCCAGCGCCGCCCGTAAATGTTCGCCAGAGATAACTAAGAGTCTCCGGCGAAATATCGATGGCCCCCGCCTGATAAGCATTCCCGCCGGTCCAGCTATTGAGCCCAGACGCAATGCCATCGTAAAGACTGCCCGTCGTGGATCGCCAGCGCCGAGCGCTATCCGGCTGGGCGGTATTCCATGGTGACATTTCCGGCATGATGGGACGGCCCAGACTATTGCGGTTCATGGCGATTTCCATCATCGGCTTGAGTGCGGTGGGCAACAAAGAAACCGCATTCTTGATGTCCGCCTCGTCGCCCGCGAAAGGGTTTCCTATAGCCGAGAACTGCTCGAATAGGGAAGAGGCAAAACGGATTCCCGCCTTGGTCTTATCTTCGCCATGCGAAAGATCGGATAAGATATTTCCGAGTGACCAGAACGCACCGTAACCGTATGGGATTGGGATCGTGCCTTGAATATCTCCCATCTTGATGACCATGTTTCGATCCTTTACATAACCCGGTATCCGCTTCCATGCCTCTTCATCGGCATCGTCTCCGCCTCTTGCCAATTCGGCCAATGTTAAGGCAAGGAGAGTCAAGCTCCCCGCTAGCGCCATGGCCTGACCTCGATGCGCGCCTTTGGCCATCGCATCCCACATCGCTTTGGTGCCCTGGATGCTGGGGTTGAAGAACAGATAAAGACCACCCAGCGTTGGCGTCAATTCGCCCTTGCGATTGAAGTTGACAGTCACATCCCCCGCCGCTCGCGCCGCAACAGCATCCGAATGGCCGGCTTCCACCATGGCCCGGAAAGTCGCTACTCGAAGCGCGTTCTCCCCGACCTGATTCATTTTCTCGATCCATCCGCCAAGCCAGCGGATTTTATCCGAGACGGCGACCCGCGCCGCACCAGCACGATCCCCCTGTCGCAAGGTTTCTGATGCGCCTTGGTAGTCCTGGAAGATGCTCTTCAAGTCTGTACCGATCCGCTCTAAGTCGGAGAGATACGCCGCCCCGGTGCTTCCGCCAGCCGCTCGGTAACGATCCACCCATGGATCAGCCTTGCCGTGGATCTGTTTCCACAGGCCACGAACCGCTGATCCGTACCCCTTGAGGGTTTTCAGCGCAAACTTGCCGCCATACTGACCGGACAGGTTAATCATGCCGGTTGTCATGTCTCGGGCCACGTTGGCCAAGATGAATTCCGGGTTATATCCGGTGTAGGCGTGACTCAACCAACGATTGAAACTCTGCGCGGCCTTGAGGAGCCCGCTCGCGCCGTCAACGCCTAGGTTACGCGCGGCCCTCGCCAGCAGTTCATCGTTCAGTTGTAGACGGATGCGTTGGCCATTCTCGTACAACGCTACTTCATTGTCCGCCAGCATCGGGCGGCTCATAAACACCACGGCCGGATCGGCAGGTTTATGCACAACCGCATATTTAGAGAGAGGTCGCCCGCTTTGTTGGGCGTCTGCTGAAATGGCTGCCTTGGCCTCATTGTAGGAGCCATACGCACCTAGCGGATTTCCGTCAATCCAAACCTGATGGTAGTAGCCTTGATGAATGGTCGCTTTTTTCTCTGGCCGGCCTACGGTGCCAATATCCTGATTGTTGGCCTGCTCCAGCATATTCCTTAAAGCGCGAGTGACTTTTTGTTTCTCGGAAAGATAAATAGCCCGTTCGTGATCGCGCCATATATTCTCGACAATATTTTCATCACGTAGACGGTGCCCTAGAGCACGCTTCAGCCCTGGATTGGCGCTAATTCCAGGGCCGGTTCCCATTTGTTGCGAGGCTTTATCTGGTCCGCCCTTTAATGGCACATACTTCTTGTAGGCACTCGTCCATGCCGACTCTTGCTCGGAGGAGATAATTCCGCTAGTTCTGAGGATGCGCCGAGTCTGGTCTGTAATGGCCCGAAACTTTTCAGCCATGGCCGAGAATTCCGAGAAATTAGGCATCACTCGGTATCTCGTTAGAATCTCATGCGCCTGCGCATCGCTCAGGCCGGATCCATCCTTTGGAGCGCCTTTGATCTTGGCGATTTGCGCATTTCGTTCAATTGCGTGTTGCGCATGAAGAAATTCAGGAATCGATGGCTTGAACTTCGTTGGAAATGGATGTTGATCTTCAATCGCCGCTAGCAGGTCGCCGCCCTGGATGCTCCACTTTTTCCCTGCCGCCGATTCAATGAGTGGCTTCAGGATTTTCTCGCGCGCATCTTGAGTGCGGGCAGCCGTAACCTTTGGCAATAGCGACTCAGCTCCGTACACGTCAGCGTCCGGCGTCAAATTGACGCCATGCTGCTTGAGCCAATCCTGAATCACCCGGAACCGGATGAACCGATCTTGCACGGCTCGAAGCGCGGCTTGCCCCATGGTTTCAGCAGGAAGAGGATTCGCCGCTGGCGGAGATTGGCGACCTCCGGGACGAGAATACCGAAAGTCGTCACTCTCGGTTGGGTTCTCGTTGCTGGCCAGCTTGACCTGATTCGACCGCAGCGCCACGACATAAGGCGCTCCACCGGGGGCTGAGATCACTGCCGCATCGTAGCCTTGCGCTTGCAGCTTGCGTCGGAATCGCGCCGCGTCTTGCGTGTCCTCGATGCTCACCAAGTCGGCATCGGTCATGTAATAAGGGTTATCGATCTTGGCGTGCAGTTCCAACAGCCGAGAACCGTAGCGCGCGGCGGATCGCTTGTCCGCTGTCATGAAGAACCCAAGTCCGGCAGTCGGATGCTGGCTTGATTGCCCAGACCGGGATTCATCCCACCGATTGAATTCTGGATTGTTGGTGCCGTGGTACAAGACCAGCGGTTTGCCATTACGCGCGTTGACGCCTTCCACGCCTTTGCCGAACCAGCGGTCGAATGCGGATTGACTCACCTGCTTGGCCTGGAATTGAGCGCGAACGGCCTGGAATTCCTGCCAGAGTCGGTCTTGTTCAGTGGCATCGGTTTCGGTGGTAGGCTGGCTGTAATCGATACGGTTTGAGCGCGCGGAGAACGTCCCAGCGTTGCCGATGGCGGATTTTATTTGCGCCGATCTAAACACGCTAAACGTTGTGGTTGGACGATCTCCTTTGACCACTCCGGTCTGATAGTTGTCTTTTACATTATCAATGATGACGCCATCACGCTCTTCTCTCTGAGCTTGATCGATCACATCGGAAGTTTTCCCTATCTTTTGCGCGTCACGCCATTTCTTTCCTCCGGCGTCAATCTTAATTGGGTCCCTAATATTTAAGAACGCTGATATGACTCCAGGGTCAGCATTTTGATAATCAAAAGCACGTCTTACGTCTGCGTAAGTCTTTGCGGTATTTTCTGAAGACGCGAACCAGTGCACACCAAGTTCGCCGCCAAATCCATAGCGTTCTTTCTGGCTTTTAAAAGTAGCATCTTCAGAAATAAATCTGGCGTCAGGACTGCCATGGTAAACAACCAACGGCTCACCGTTGGCATCAACAACCTTCGATGAATTCTGTGGATCATTTTCCCAATCTCCGAACCAATCATTGAAGAACTTGGTGCGGACCTGTTTCCACTGCCGTTCATTCAGATTGGACGGCTTGCCATTTGGAGCAAGCAAACGGCCTTGCCCATCCCGAACTTCCTTGACAGCCTTTATCTGACGTTCGACTTCGGCCTTGTCAGCTTCCGTTGGGGCGAACTCTGGCAGACTGAACGACTCTTGCGTCCGCGCCGTCTGGACCAGCTCCGCATCCTTAGCCCTCGCCTTCAGCGCAGACAGCGCCAGCGCACGCACATCGGCCGGCGTCAACTTGATCTTGATCCCCATACGGTACAATGAGGCGCGAATCGCCGCGATAATCCGGCGCACGAGGGGTAGTTTCTCATCGGCATACTGGACCAGATAGGCCAGCGCCTCATCCTCGACATTCCCAGGCGCTTCACGCCGCGCCTTATCCAGTGCCTCGATGGCGGTCTTGTTGCCTTCCGCCGCGAGCCGGTGAAGCTGTTGAACAAGGTTCGAGAATCCAGGATTGCCGATGAAATTCTTGAGGCCAGTGATCTTCAGCGCGGCATGGGCTAGGCGAATATGGGCACGGTTTCCTTCCGAGAATCGATCATCTCGCGCGAGGTGCATGGCTTCGTGCAGCGCCACCGATAGCGCGTCCTGATCCATGTTCGATGGGATCAGGTGAATAGCGCCTTGCGGATCGACGTAGCCGGCCGCACCGGTGCGCGTCGGGTCCGTGCGGTGCAGGATCAGCTTGCCGGAACGCTCCAGGGCTACGACTGAACGCTCATTAAGAGCGGCGACGAGTTGGGCGCGGGCTTGCTGAATGGTGTTGGTTGGGGCGGCGGATGGCTTGGATTGGCGGGTCTTCGGCCGTCCTTCCATCGCCCCTAGCAAATTCGTCTGGCCACGAGCCATGGCAACATCAGCCTGGCGATTGCTGCCGGTCGAGACGAAATCGGACCGTGCTCGGTCTGCTGCGGTCTTTTGCTGGGCCGCCTTGTCCTTGGCTTCCTGATCGGATTGCGCCTTGGCTATCCGCTCTTCTTCGGCGCGGAGTTCTTCGATGGAGTAGTCTTGGAGGATAGCGCCTGCCGCCTGGACTGATCCAGGCTCGCCAGCTTGTTCCCGACCATCCGCGCTTTGTCTTTGTCGTGCTTCATCGAAAGCGGCCCTCAGTGCCTCGTTGAACTGCTCAGGCGCGGCCTGTTCGTGCTGCTGGCTAATGCGCTCGAAAATCGTATCGGCCGCGTCTTCACCTAAATCACGGCTGGCCTCGGCCTGCAATTGCGCCGTCACCTGCTCTTGATCGTTCAGTGCATCAAAGCCGGTATGCTCCAAGTCTACCGCGTCCAGCAACCAGTTGTCTTGTTCGAACTTGGCTTGTTCTTCAGCGTCACGGCGGGCGGCGGATTCAATGCCTTGTGGCGTGTAAACTGGATTTCCAGCCAGTTCACGAGAAATGGCATCCAGCAGGACGTTCGGAGAGTATTGGCCTTTGTCATCGAGCACCGGATACCCAAACTCACTCAAGGATTCAGCCATGGCATCGAACGACTTGCCGCTATTCTTACGGAACACTGGCTTTCCGAATACCGGCATTCGCTTGAATTCAGCCGGGTCAATTCCTTGCCGTTGCGCTTCAGCGCGATCCAGGCCGCCGATCTTGGCGATGGCGGTCAGGATGGAATCCTTTCCGGCATCTACGGTTGCGTTGATGGCGCGGTTTCTGGATGCACCTTTGCTGGCGGGGGGTGGTGATTGCTTGGCTGCTTTCTTGGACGGCTTAATGTCCGCCTTTTTGTCCGATTCTTTTCCTTGTGATTCAGTACGGTTAGGAGTGTTTTCGGCCCGACTGATGTCCGCCATGTAGTCCCGCAACCGCTTCTTGGCTGGACCTTCTGGAATATCGGCCCACGTCTTCCATTCGGCGGCCTTGCGCTGGGCAAAGGCATTTGAGACGGGAGCGCCCGCCTTCTCGCTGGAACGGCCGATCATGGCCGCACGTTCGATTTCGTTGGCGTCGTTCCAGGTGGGGGCAACGCCTTTGGCTTTTGGCTTCTGGACGTTGCCATTCTGCTCCGCTTCCTGACTCAGCAGGGGCGCGGCTTCGGCTTGCCTTTCTTCACGGCGTTGCTCCGGTTGGGGTGGAGATTTATTTGAATCTTTTGTCTGATTGGACCGATCATCAAGTTTTGCCTCGAAAGCCGCAGTCTCGGCGCGTTTCCTAGATGCGGATTTTCCGCTTGCGAATTCAATACCTTCTCGATATGCGCGCCATACCCACGCATTACCATCTTTTTCAACGCTATCGCTGTACCAAATCCCGCCAAATCTATCGTTAATTATTTCTCGTTCAGATTTCGCATTGTTAACTCCTTGATCATAAGCAACTTGCAAGCGACTGTTATATTGCGCTCGACGAGACTGAATACCGAGCATTCCATCGTAAAAGCCACGCTTTCGAGCAGCTCCAGCTTTATTTCCAGCACTCTCGATTTGATTTATTTCCCTTTCTATCCGAATGTCACGAGCTAGTTCAGGGCCTGGCGTGAATGGGCGATCACCAAATCTGTCTTGCTGGTCTGGTGTGATTACGGTGCGCCTATCCTGCCCAGTCTTCCCGCCGCTTGCGGCGCTGGCTTGGGATTGCTCTAGGCGGGCCTGCTCTCGCAAGCCGACAGGCTCGGTGCCTTGCGCATAAGCGGCCGTCTTCCAGCCTGCTTTCTCGCGTCTTTGCTGTTCGCCTTTCGTGAAGCTAGCGATCTTGATAGGTTCGTCCGCCGTCCCCGGCTTGTATCCCCAAAGGACAAGCGGCTTCTTAGCTGCTCCTTGCGGCGTCTCGGCGCTGGCTACGACTGGAATGGCATTCTCTCCGGTCGGCGTCTTCGGCCGAACCCGCTCCTGATTCAGCCGTGCCTGTTCTCCAAGTCGTCCAGGAACTTGTCGGAGTAGCGCGCTCGCGGCCTGCTCCGGCGTTCCTCTCGCTTGGCCTTGACTCGCTCCCGTTGGTCTGGCGGGCAAGCCCATGGGTGGCGCTTGACCTGGACGGCCTTGGCTCTGACTTTCGGTGACATTCGGTGTGCTCGGTTGTGGTTGGGCGGGAATCGGCAACTGATCAACCCCATTCCCCAGCCGAGTTTGGCCCAACCGACCTAACGACTGCGGGATGGCGGCTGGCGTGACGGTCGGCAAGCCTTGCGGCGTGGCGAGTGGTGGATTTTGCTGATTCAGCGCGGCGATTTCTTGGGATCTGGCGAAGCGCTGCTGTTCACGGGTCGCTCGGCGCTGCGCTTCCTGATCGAGAATCGCGCGCTGGCGGCTGGTCACGTCGGCTTGTCGCGCTAACTCGGACAACCGGGCGCGGTCTTGCGTGAAGTCGATAGGTTGGGCAGGGTCTTCGGTCTGGCCGGCATTCCATCCACGCATGGCGGACTGAATGCCCGGCTGCTGCTGGCCTTGCGGATTGAATGCCCGCAGCCTCCCCTGTTGCGCGGCCTCTCGAAGCATCCGCGCCGAATCGGCTAGACGCGGCTCCAGGGATGCGCGCGCTTCCAGGCCGCTGGACATGCGATCCAGAGTCTCGAACGACAGTCCATTGATGTTGGGTTTATTGCCCTTGGCAATCTCCGCCGCCGCTCGTTCGGCAAGATCAGCTTCGCGGATCGCTTCCGGGTCACGGGTCTGGCCCTCGGCGCGGCGTTGCGATTCTTCGTTCAGAAGCGACAGCGATCGCTCAACGTTTGTGGACTGCTTGCCCAGCGCCTCGCTGTGATCCCGCAACAGCACTTCACCAGCCAACTGATACCGTCGCAACATGTCATCGGATAGGGACGCGAGATTGAACGCGGTCGATCCGTGCGCGCCCTTGCTCATCGGCTTGCCGGTGGCGATGTCGTCCAAGGTCTTCGCGACGCCAGCCACGGCATCGGGGTTCTGCTCGAAATGGGCGGCTGCATCTGTCAATGCTTGACGCCGGCCGATTTCGGCTTGATAGCGCTTGGCGGCGTCGGTCAGTGTCGGGTCAGCGTTATCGGGGAGCGCTCGCCCCGCAAGGTCGGCAAGTTGCGCGTCGTTGAGTTCATTGACTCGCTCCGAGAATCCTAGATAACCCGCCATTCCGCGCTGCGAATTCAGTGGCGCCGAGATGGACTCAGGCGACACGCGCAAGCTCAACTCGCCTAGCAATTGCTGGCGAGCGGCATCAATGCGTTGCGCCGCTGATTTCGGCAACCGCCCGGCGTTCTCAATCTCGTCGAATCGAGAGAGCGCCTCGGCAATGTCGGATTCGCGGGCAAACTCCAGATTCGTGCGTAGTTCAGCGGTAGCCTGTTCAGCATCAGAAGCGCGCGCCTTCCCTTCTTGATTGGCGAGGTGTCGCCCATAAACCGAACCAGCAGGAATGCCAAGCGCCGAGAAGAACAATGATGTGGCTGCGGCCTGCTTGTAGACCTCTCCGGCCGATTTCAGCCAGTCGTCAACAGATGATAGCGAGCGCGGTTTCTCGTTGGTAAGTCCGGTCGCGGCATAGGCGGGCTGCTGGATTTGTTGGGTAGCTGTCTCTGTTCCAGGCTCAACAACGAAGGCAGAGAGCGCAGTCTTTGCGGCTGCCTTAGCGGCACGAACTGGAAGTGAGCCGCCGCCATGCAAAATATCGCCAATGGCTGATTTCATCAGACCAAGCTCGGCAACTGTTCCAGCGGCTTCTGGTGCCGCTTCGCCGTGGTAGATGCGGACGGCGTTCGGTTCTATGGTTGCCTTGTAGTAAGCGCCTGTTTCTTCTGCGGACGGTTCTCGGCCATTCTTCTCCTTGAAATCGGCCTGATATTGATCAAGAGAGTCACGAATGAACTGATTGGCTGCTGAACGTCCGGCCGGAATGTAAGCGCCCAGCATTCCACCTAGCGTACTACCAATGGCCCGACCTGCTGTTACGCCAGCAGGAACGGTCGCCGGAGCAGCAGGACCGCCGAGTCCGCCGATTGCGCCACCAATGGCGCTACCCGCCATTCCGCCAAGGATAGCTGGCCCCATAGTGGCGGCTGTGTATGGAAAACTTTGCGTCGTTTCCGCCCATTCCCCGCGCGTCATCGGGATGCCAAGCCCCATGGGTCGGCCATATTCGCCAGAATCGCGTAGAGCTTGAATGTCTGCTTGTTGGCGCTTTCTGTTTTCCTCAATGACCCGATCTTTCCAGTCGCGCTCCAAGGTCGGGTTGACTACGCCTTCTAGCTGACTAGCGACGACAGCGGGCAACCCTCGCGCGGTCTCTACAAGTCCCCCGCCAATGTCGAGCAAAGTGCGGCCAAAGCTGGCTGGTTTCGGCTGATTTGACGCAGTGGCCGCCACCGCTTGTTGGGATTGCGGCATCAGCGGCGGCTGAAGCTGGCTCAAGGAGGGCTGTTGCTGCTGGAAGTTGGGCGATGGCAACCCATACGGTTGCGGCTGCTGCTGATTGACCAGCGTCGCCAAGTCCGCTAGCGACGGGATACCTTGTGGCTGCGTCTGGCCAGGCATGGGCAGGGACTGGCCATACACATCACCATACACATTCCGCCGTCGCGGGTCTTCCGGCCAGTTTGGCATAGCCTATCTCTCAGATGTTAAGTGTCTTCCCATCCCAAGCGACGATGCTCATCTGCGATCATCGATTCTCAGGGAAAGCCGCTTCCACTACTACTGTCGCTACGGCTGCCGTTACATCGAAAGAATGAATGGTCCCTTCCAGAACATCCGATTTAGTCGCGGTTATAGTTCCAGTCAGATTTCCGCTCGCCACCGGGACCGCTGTTCCTCCAGCCGCCGTTCTTGTTGAAACGGTTGCGGTCGCTCCGCCAGCGATAATGATGGTAATAGTGGGCTTTCCAGTATTGCATGTTGATGTGCGCGCCGCGCCTTCCGCATCAAACGCAATAGTCTTTGTTGACCCAGCCGGGACTGAAACGATTTTCGAAAGCATTACAGCGCCCCCGCTTGTGGAGACTTCAGTTGATAGTATTGAGTCAGGTAATTCAGTGCGTTCTGGCGCTGCTGCTGATCCGGGCTGTTGGTGTAAATATCCATCCAGTTCGCAACCATTTGATCAGGCGTTAAGCGCTGGTCTTTAGCGGTTTGCGCATTACGGGAATCGATGAGCGATTGATCGAGCCGATTATTCCGCAATACGTCATTCTGGAACCTCAGCGCATTCAGCCCGTAGTTCGCCGCAAACTGCTGTCCCTGTTGTTGCTGTCGAAATAGATCAGATAGCGCGGCATTGGCGTTGGCCTGACTCTGTAATTGCTGCTGCTGGCCAGTACGAACGTCTTGCAGGCTGGCTATATTCGCTTTCTGCATCAATTCGGCAAGATTAAGCTGACTGCTCGGGCCGTCACGGCTCACGTCTGGCAGTAGCGTTCCCAAGGCATCGGTGCGCCCGCTCGCCACGTCCAGCGGATCGACGCCACGGCGGATACCGTCAGTACCGAATCGGAACCGGCCATTATAAGGATCGTCCAGTTGCGCTTGATGGAGGCCCTGGAGCGCGGTGATTTGGCGATTAATCGCCGCGACGTTACCTTCCACCGTGCCGCCATTGCCTTGGTCCATGACATTCAGCGTACCTTGGCCTGGCGCAAATCGGCTGACGCCATTAGCTGTTCCGGATTGGCTGGTGTAATTTCGGTTATAGGCTATCTGGCTCCCATCTCCGATCGTTCCAGGCCGAACCGCGTTACTCTGCGAATACACGCCATTCCCCATCGGCGCATAGCCGCGAGACATCATGGCGGTGTCTTGTCCGTAGCCTGGATTGCCGGCGATGTAATCAGGGCTTGGCAGGGCAGGTCCGGGCGTTCTTCCAGGCAAGGAAGGTGCGTCAAGAAACGATAGGGGATTCTGTTGCGGGCCTCGCGCGGTAATATTTTCCGGCATATAGCCGTTTGGCTCTGGCAATCCGCCGCCCATACGCGGTTGATTCGTCGCGGCGGCGCGGCCGATGGGGTTTCCTGCGGGATTAGCTACCTTGCTGTTCTGAAAATAATCCGCCAGTGCTCGGTATCCAGGCTGTTCTGGCGTTTGAAAGAATCCGGCCATGGGATCGTCCTTCTAATTCCAATCTGAATCTTGAGTGACAGAGCTTCTGAAATAGGAGTGGCTTCGTATCGCAGTATCCATATTTGCGTTGATCCGTCTCGCTTCCTTTTGTTTCCATGATACGGGTGGCCCCACCATTTCATCGACCATTCTCGAAAATTCTCTTGCCATTTCAATATCCAGCGTATCTGGGTCGTGCTTTTTATAGGCGATGCCGCATACCGCCAAAATTAACACTTCTTCCAGATCATCAGGGATATCGTCCAGCGTAATCGTCGGCGATGCCTCGCTGGATACGTCGCTCCATGAAAATTCATCAATGCAGCGGCGGCGCACAGAAAGCTGAAGCTCGTCATTAATGATCGGGATCGGGTATAGCCTCAACAATCCGCGTTGCGGCTCGTAGTAATGGGTTGGGGTATCGGTATTCGTGATCCAGTTTTCGCCATACAGATACGCTAAGCGCGTTGATTCGGTCTTTTCCAGGAATAGCCCAGAAGACGCTAAAAATACCTTGTCCACATACAGCGTGGATTCATGCAAGGCAACTTCTGGATTGCCAGATGTCACGGACAATCGCGTTGGATCACCAACGATGTCTGATGAACTACCACCCGTTGTCCAAGGAATTCGGCCCGCTATATCCAGCAACGCGGATTTTAGATAACCGACCAATTCCGTGTTCTTCCAAAGACACCCGGAATCGTCTTCCTGCCACGTCGCGTAATAGCCGGCAGTCGGCTCGCCTAGATCTCCGCCTAGATCGTCCAGGCGGAGGCGGATATTCTCGATCAGCGAAAGCAGCGCGATGGCCACGGATTAGCCGCCGTACTGATCAACGCCGCGAATCCCTTCCGGGGTTTGTCGGTCGGCCACGATCATGTAAGCCACGATTTCATTGCCATCAAGCGCGGAGTTCATAGTGATAGTACCACGAACATCGCCAGTCGTGGCAGTGGCGGTGGTGGTGACAGCGGCGACAACCGTGACCGAATCGTCCATGGCGCCGGTGTGATAAGCGCGGATCAGGTCCGATTTCTTGGCCAGCTTGTAGGGCAAGCCGAGTTTCGATCCGGTGCCGATGTTGATGGTGTCGGTGGTAATGTCGCCGGCCGAATAGATGGCGATGGATTCGACGTACTTGAACGCCTTGACGCCCACGCCAGCGGATGCGGCCGTGGCGATCGTGATCGCCTCCACGACCTTCACCTTATATTCGTCATAACCGGTGATGGTGACGACGGTATCTGCGGCGGCGGTAGTCGTTGTGATCGCTAGATTGCGCGGCGCATCTAACGTCCAGACCGTCGCGGATGCGCCAGTGCTGGTGGTGATGGTAGCAGCCGCCGGCACCGCTCCGTTGTCGGTGGGGCTGGTGCCGTTCGTAGCCGGCGTATAGGTCTTGGTGGAATTGTTCGGCAGTTCCGTGGACGTGGCGGCGACGATGAGCAGATTGGCATTGGCAACAGCGGGAGCCGCCCAAGTGGCGCGAGTAGGGAAGACGATAGGCACTCCCTTAGCGCCATTCACTCCATAAGTGAGTGCGTCATAGCCCTTACCGATAAAGACCTCATCGGCGCTAGAAATATTTTGCTTGCTCATTTTGGTTCTCCACCCCGCCCGAAGACGGGGCGTCTAGTGACAGAGAAACTCAATCAGGCATCAAGCGCCTTCCGAACCGAAAATGGCGCGGAAGTTGGTGATGCCGACGGCGTATCGCTCACGGGCCTTGTACTCATAGTTTCCGGTGTTCGGGTCTTCCCAAGAGCCTTTGCTGAGAGAGACGCGCTGGAAAAGCTGCAACCCGTAAGAAGCGTCGGTCTGGACGAACCAAGCATCGGTATCGGTGAGGCGGCGCAGCGTGACCGGCTCATTGCCGAAAATTCCCACGGCCTTGACCGCGTTCACGTCGTTATCCGGCGTTCCGACCCGCTGCACGGATCGCAGAATCCGAATGGCCTCGAAATAATTCGAGTTGCCGACGATCAACTTGGTGGGATTGATCGCGCACGGCAGATTGCGATCATTCACAGCGTCTCGAATCTGAATAATGATGGCCTCCAGCGCCGATTCGCTAAAATCAGCCGGCGTGGCCAACTTGTTGCTGGTGGTTCCACCGAACAGCAGCGGGTGAGCGGTGGACAACAACGGCACGCCATCGCTCAGATTGGTACTGGTAGCGTTGTTTAGAACGTTGGCGGCCATGATTTCCTTGGTTTCCTTCATGGCCTTCATGAGTTCTTTCGTATAGGCCGTACCCAGCGAGGTATAGAGATTATCCTCCAAAGCCTCTTGGGTGAGCGCAAATTTCAGCGCCGCAGTGACCATCACAAAGCGATTCGACCAACCTTCCTTGCCGGCATCCTCGGCGATGGCCGCGCCTTCCGGCTTGATCGGAGCCGCGCCGAAACCGCCGCGCAACACTTGCTCCTCGACCGCCTTGGTCGCGGTCTTGGTTTCGTAGATACGGGTGTATTCAGTGGGAAATTCCTTTTCGCCCGCATCCCAGACTGTATTCAGCCCCTGTTCCAGTTCACGGGGAAAACTCGCACGATTCATGGGCATCACACACCTCCCACGCCGGCGATAACGCCGCGCAACGCATGTTCAATGCACAAGCACTCGACCTTAGCGTAAGCGCCAACCGCGTTATCGGGGCGATCCACCAACCCCAGCAAACGGAACGACTTGTCGGAAGTGCCTGTGGTGCTATCTAGGTAACAACCGGACATGCCGGTCTTGGTGGAGCCGGCCGCGTAGGTGAAATCGACTAATGCGCCGATGTCGTTCAGCGCGAAGTTGGCCGACTGCACCTCGAAGATGATGTCTGGATCGTCCCACACGAAGGCCACCGCATCAGCCGAAACGGTCGAAGCTGGCCAGTAAGAGGAGAAGTGATACACGCCGGCCGAGTCGGTCCACTCGCAACCGGCGAACACGCCGATACCCGCCACGGAGGGCGTACCAGCGGTTCCCACAGCGATATTGACGTTATTCGAGGTGCCCGACAGAATCAGCCGGTCGCCCATAAACAGAGAGGTCGAGTAGCCGGATGCAATCGTGTATTTGTTCTGCACGATGCTTCGGCCACTCATATGCCGACGCGGGATAAACCCACGCGGCGCGTTGACGTTAGCCATTTGTTACTCCAGTCCGTCATCACGACGGTCTTGTAAAAATCACTGCATAAGGTTAGTCGTCGGCGATGCGAACCTCGCGCGTGCCGCGCTGCACCGACAGTTCTTCAATGGACCCGCCCGCCGTGCCATGCTCAGCCGGCATAGTCCCCATCAACTGCTCAACGCTCGCCCGTAGGCGACGATTTCGTTCATTCAATTCCGCGCGTACACGGTCACCGATACGGATAGGCCGGTGCATCAGCACGCAATCATGACTCCCGATGACATCGCCCTTGGCACCGAACTTCTCGTCAAGACGGACCTTCAGCATGGAATTCGACGCAGGGAGGGTATCGACGGGGCGCGGCAACCAGCCTTGCTTGATCCGTTTCAGGTAGTTCCCAACGTCCTCATTCCCCGTGATCCGGCAACGCACCCAGCGCTGCTCGAAGCCCGACAACGGTTCCGGCGCGGCGGTTGGCGATTGAGGTTCCCAATCCACATCCCATAGCTTTTCCAGTTCCAGCGCTCGCCGCTCCAGATCGGGGCGGCCCAAGTCATCGCGGTCCAAGCCATCATGCACCGCTCGCGCTTCCGTGGGCATTGGGGGTTTCACGAGTGATTGCGTAGCCATGCCTTTCGATGCTCCGGGTTGTTGCGATCCAGACCGTATTGCGTCATGGCGTCCAGGTCCGCGTTGGTCAACGTGCGCTTGGCAGGCGCGGTGGTCTTGCCGTCCACGCTACTGATTCCCGTCGGTGGGCCGCTTTCACGGCGACGGGCGGGCGGCGGGGCGTGAATGTCCTTGATCATCTCGGCCGCTCTTGGCATCGCGGCGCGGATGCGCTTATTCAGTTCCGTGTAGGTATTGGGGTCTTGTGGATCGTGACCTTCGTGCCGGATGTCCTCGAACAGCGCTTGAGCGATACTTGCCGCCCGCTGATCTTGTCCAGACCGATACCACTCGTTCGCGATCAGCCATTGCCCCATAGCCTCGGGAATATGCGGCTGTTGCTGCTGCTGACGACCCTGCTGTTCCTGCTGCTCGCGCTGCCAAGCCTGACGAGCGGCCATTTCGCGCATTTCGGCGCGGGCGTCGGCGATTTCTTCAGTCGCGGTCGCCGCCACCTCGTCATCTTGATCGAGAATGGCCTGACGAAGCCGCTGCTTCGCCGAGTTGAGCTTGCCCTGCAAAGTGCCCTCGGCGGCCTGGGCATCGGCGACCGCATTGCGGGACTTGATTTGCTCTAGCTCGGCGCGCAGCGATTCAACAGCGGTGGATAACCGCCCGACGTTCTCTTCGGCCTGCTTGCGGCGATAAACCTCCCGGCCGATGCGCTTTTGGACGCGGGCCGAATATTGCTTGTCGTCGTCATCGTCATGGCCGGCACCGGCATCGTCGTTTTCCGGCGCGGGGTTCGATTCGCCTCCCGGCGATTCTTCCAACGGATCATCTACTGGCTGTTCGTCCAGTTCGAGATCGTCGCTTACTGCTTCTTCAAGATCGGCCATAGGGGTTCCTATGAAATTTTCAAAAATAAATTGTTAGCACGTAATAAACGGGTAAGGAGAATATGGCGTCTGGTTAGGATATGTAATTGGTGGATAATATTGATAGGGAATGGTAAATGGCATAATTGCTGGCTTTCTTCTCAGTTCCATAACCAATGCTGTAAGGCATTCTGCGGTTAGTGGATGCCATTCGCCATTCTGATCACGCCATGACAAAACGCCGTTGATCACTCGCTCATCACAATCTTTGTAATCACTCGTCATAAATACATCCGAATCTGTTCAGGGGATTTGGTCGAGGCGCGCACGTCGCTGTCCTTGATCAGCAGGTATTTGTCGTCATCCAATGAGCCGCCTCGCTTCAATTTCAATTGCTGGCCGGCATGGCTCGCATAGAGCACGTAATCGCCCATCTCACACCAGCGCTTGCCATTGAATCGCGGATCAGAGTAGGCGTCATCGCCCATGGCGACAACCTGCCCAGCCACACAAGCCGAATCCGCGTATTCCTTGGACTCGGCAACCAGCACGATGCCGCCTTTCGATTTCTCTTCAATCTGATACGGTTTCACCAGTATAAACCAACCCACCGGCTTTGGCAGTTCCAATTCACTCACCGTTTTGGTCCTCTCGCATGAATTCTCGGTATGTCTCGTTAATTTCATCCAGGGCGCGCTGCATCCCAAGCTCAATGCCGACTCGATGCCGATAGTCTTCGTAGCTGATCGCGGACCCCGTGCCGGTCTGGTGAATCATCTCATCAAGAGAGCGCTTCAATCGTTCTCGAACTAGCGCTACATATTCGACGATCATTGTACAGTTTCCATGGAAGGATTGCCCAGCGCTTGCTTGGCCGGATCGCTCAGGTATTTGGAAACGAGGCGCGCTTCCTGTTCGGCTACATCTCGATTCATGCGAGCAATTGCGCTGGCGTCATCGCGTTGAATAGTGGCGGCGGCTAGCGCGTCTTTGCGGCGAATCTCGGCCGCTACTTTTTCCTGATCGGCTTGTGCTTTGCTAGCTGCTTGAATAGCGTTCGGATCGATGGTCGCGGGCTGTTGCTGATTGGCCATAAGCTGCACGGCTTGGGCCGCCATCATCGCCAGCATGTTTTCCTGCTCGGGTGGCAATGGCTGTCCGGCCCCAAAGGGCGCTGCGGGCAACTGCATCCCCATCATCTGCTGCATTTGCAGGTGATACGACCACGCGAAATGCTCAGCCATGTGCGCCATCGCTGGCCCCTGCATGTTTTTCTGCAATTCGGGGTCGGGGATCGTCGCCAGCCATTGTTGATGCACGACGATATGGGCTTGATGATCCTGATCGGGTTGTGCTTTCACGGGCCGACCGATGGTCATCGCCATGTTTTCCTCGACTGGCCCCATGCGTTCGACTTGCGCCGGATCGGGCATGAGTTCTTCGATGCCCTGTACCCGCATGGTTTCAAGCAGTCGGCGATAAGCGACGCGCGGGTCAATGATCCCACCCGATTCTTTGGCCAAATCCACCAGAGCCTGCGCGATGATCATGCGCTGAGTGCTAGTGATAGCGTTCGGATCAGAAACCGGACGCACATCAACCCGGCCATCGAAATCAGCGGCAAATTGCTCGGGTGTCACGCCCAGTACATCCCGGCAATAGTCAGCGTCTGGGCCATGCTCGGCGATGAGTTCGCACATCAGTTGCAGTTCTTCGGCCATCGCTTGATGCAGCCGCAGTTGAATCGCAGTGTGGACTTTCAATCCTTGCTCAATGCGAGCGAGCGTGGTCCCGACCGGCACATTTTTTGTGGTTTCGCCAACGAGTTCTTCCGTTGTCCCAGCTACACGGCGCGTCAACTCATCCAATGAGTTCATCAAATTGAATAGAGTCTGCGATGGCTCCCCGTAAGGGATTGTGACGAACAGCTTTTGCAGCTCATCGGTGGTCGCTTCGACAGCAGGCCACTCGCCTGGCGTTACTTTTATGCCGTCGCCACGATTGCCTTTTGGCAGGCGCACATCAGCGGATCGAAATCCGCCTTTCATATTCGCCAGAAGCGCCGCATCAAGCAACGCGCGAATACTGCCGGACGCGGACTCGGAGAGGCGGCCGATAATGTGCAGCAGGCCAAGCCCGTAGAAACCGCCCAGCCCTGGGAAAAATGGGTAATGCACGAACTGCCGGCGCCTTGAGCGTGTCGGACTGCCCTCGCGCCAATATCGATAGATCGCCAATGTCTCTTGCGAGTCGCGGACAACGGTGACTAGATACGGGCTATTGTCTGGCTCGCCCTCGATGTCCAGATTTATGCACTGCTCAAGACACGTATAGCGGTCGCTATCATCAATCCGAGTCGATGACGGCTTGGTTCCCGTCACCGCATCGAGTTCTGGCTGTAGATCGCTGGGCTGATCGTCCACCGCCAGCCGGTTAAGTTCGATCTTGCGATAAGCTCCGCCCTCGATAAGACGACGCAAATCGTAGCCAGAGTAGCTAATCGCATGGGTGATGCGCGGCGCGCTGATCAGATCGGAACAGCCGTAGGGGACAATGAGTTCATCAGCCGGCACAAACCGAGATACCAGCGTACCCAGCGACGCATCCCACTGCAATTTTTTGAACGTGCTCCCGCTGAGCGGCAGGCGAAACAGCATCTTGTCGTGGTGCTGGTATCCGCCTGGCATCCGCGTAGTGTAGAGCCAGTTCAGATAGCCGGCGACGCGATCCGCTTGCGCTTCACGATCCGGCTCCAACGACTCGCCCTCGACAAGCGCCTTGGCTGGCCCTCCGGCCGGCCATAGTTCAGCGATGGCGCGCGCCTGGAACTGGATGACCGCTTCAATGAGCCCAGGATGGATCGCCGTCGATCCGCCCTCGAACGCGGGCGGCATCACATCGCGCTCGCTGATGCCGGTCAACCGAATGCCGGCCGCTTCTCGCTTCACCCAATCGGCGCGGCTCTCGACATCGGCTTCGTAGCCATCGATCACTTTCATCGCGATGTTGTTGAGTACGCTCTCGTCCAGAGTTTCGGCCAGATTGGCGTTGAACGCATTCGACTTCTCCGGTTCCGGTGGCAATAGGGCGCGCTCTTCCTCGGTGAGCACGTCCTCGCCACCCGCGTCGATCATCGCCATGACCTGCCCAATGTCATCCATAAACACCTCGCGCGCGCTGGTTGCGCTGATCGTCAATATCGTCTTCGTCGGGAGTTGCCAGCTTCACGACTTTCTCTAGCAACCCGCTATTTCTGATTCTGAGCCACGCTTGCGTGCAGGTATCCACATAGTCGGAGGTCATCCCGTTCGGGAACTGCTCGCATTCGGTGATTACTTCATCGGCCCAGCGGCGGGGCGGGTAGTAAATCTGACCATTTTCTAGCAGTGCTTGCACAGCATACGCCCGCGACACCTTATCTCGATCTGGCTGGTATTCGGCAACCGGGATTCCAGCGCGCCGCATGTCCTGAATCAGCGATTGCCCACTCGCTTTTTTCTCGATTAGCACACAATCGGGTTGCTGTTCACGGTAAGCTTTCGTCGCCTCGGCCCGAAGCGTCGGATAATCGACTCGGCCGCGCCACGCTTCGATCAGCATGATCGCTGGATTTCCATCATCCGTGAAAAACACGCCCCAGGTGGTGCGGGCGCTGAATGAGTTCGTTTTCAGGTCTTTATCGGAAAACGCAGTGTCGTAGCTTTGAAGTATATAGATGCAGGATGGCGGATGCTTTCCTTTCCACTCGCGCCACCATGACCGCCTTAGTATGTTCCCGCCGTCCACCACGGGCGATTGCTGATAGAGCGCTGCCCAGTTTCGAGAGTCGCGCTTGGCCTGCGCCACCATTTCATCGGTGAACCACTCAGGCCAGAGCCGCTCGCCGATTTTTCGTTCCAGCGGATCATCGGCACTCGTGCATTCCATGGGGATGCTGAGTACATGCCATTTCTGTCCGCCGTCGCCCTGATCATTCAGAAGCCGACCCGCCAAATCATCGGTATGCCAGCGCGTCTGGATCAGGATTTGAGCGGCTCCGGGCTTTAGTCGCGTAAAGAAATCGGCCTTGTACCAATCCCATATTTTGTCACGCATCGTCGCCGAGTCGGCGTCTTCACGATTGCGGAACGGATCGTCGATAACACCGAGATCGGCGCGAAATCCTGCAATGCCAGCGCCGGCACCGGCCGCAAAATACTCGCCGCCCGCGCTGGTGCTCCAACGCCCAGCAGCGGCGGATTCTTTCGAGACGCCGACATTGAAAACTCGCTGATGTTCGCTCGCGGAATACATCCCGCGCACGCGCCGGCCAAATCTCTCGGCGAGTTCTGCAGAATGACTGGCGGCGATGACGTTTTTCTTTGGATGCTTTCCGAGAAACCACGCCGGGAAAATCATGCTGGCGTAGGTGGATTTTGCGCTGCCAGGCGGCAGGAAAATCATCAGCCGTGGAACATCGCCGCGCTCGACGGCTTCCAGGTATTCAATCAAGGCGAGGTGATGTTTGGCAGGAACAATGCCGATGTCTAGATATTCGATATACCCAGCCATGTGCGCACGAGCGCCGCGACGCGCGAGTAATTCGCGAGCGGCTTCCGCTTTGGTGGGCGGTCGGCGAGAGCGATTACTCGCTGGTGCCTGCTGCAATGCGCGCAAGCTCATCGTCGCTCATATCCTGGACATTTCGGTATTCAATGGGGCCGCCGTTGGCTCCGGTTAGTGCAGTTTCAGATTTTTCAGTCCAGCCGAATCGACGGGCCATATTGAGCTTCCATCGAATTGGGTGATAGTCAGGACAAAACGACGGGTCTTCCCATAGCGATTCAGAAACAGCGAGTCCTGCTTCTATAGCGTCCGAAAAGTCGGGATGTTGCTTCATCCATTCATGGACTGTTGATCTTGCAACTCCAAGAGTCGCGGCAACTTTAGTGATAGATCCTCCAGCCGCCAGAACTTCGTATGCCGTCTCCGGCATACCGTCCTGATACTTCGATTCTCGCCACGGCGGTTTACCGGACTTTGTGGTGTAACCCTGCTCGCCCATAACACTCAAATATCAGTCAATTATAATATTCTAATACAATATCTAAACAAGCAAGTCAATAGTTTTTTTCGTAGGACACGAAAAAGCCCGCGCGAGGCGGGCTTGGCTGGGTGGCTATGGATCATCGATTTTGCGCGAGAGACCCCATCCTTTAGGTTGGGGAGGGATAGCGCGTCGGCGATAGCCGACTCCTGCTCTCTCTCGCATCCTCTTTAGTTTGCTATCTTTGGTTGTTGACTATACCCGTAACCATCGTTACGAGCGATTAACTTGCAATTCTTGTGGCTAATACCTTGAACAGTCCCGTCGTTTGTAGTGATGTTAAAACTACCACTTGCCCGAACCGCGACACGTCCAATATATTCACCTATTTTCTTGCCTTTAGTGACTACAGCTTTAACCATATCGCCGGTTTGAAATCCTTTTACTACTTTCTGACGCATCATGTAGGCACGAGGGAATCCGTATTTCGTTAATAATGTTCTCTGATACCTTCCACGTCCGTTACATTTAATTTCCAGTGTTGGTATATTCCATCCTTCAATAGTACCTACTTCACCAACACACACAGCATCGAGCGCGTGTGTCTTTGGGATAGATTGTTGTAATCTGTTGAACTTAGTTCTTCCTCCATTTGACAGTTCTAGCGGCAATCCGATTGATTTTAGTTGATTAGCCAATGCAAATCGAGTGCTATTAACTGCGGCTGCATCTTTCAATGGACGCTTTACTTGCGACAGAACTTTTTTTAGTTTTTCAGTGTTATCTTTCAGAAACACGGCTATATCCATCGTGCCTTTTTTCTTGTTGCAAGGCTCACAAGCCAACGCCAAGTTAGTCACGGAATTACTTCCGCCTTTGGACTTCGGATGAATATGTTCAACCTGCAAAGGAGTATTTTCAGCACCACAATAAGCGCACTTCCTGCCCCATTTTTCAAGCAAGTATTCTTTTACAGTAACACCAACAAGTGTTCCTCTTTGGTATTCAATTCCTGATACTTCAGGGTTCCTGATTAACTGCAGCTTTAAAACCGCATTGCAGGGGCGAACGGCAGGAGCATGTCGGTTGGCCTCATCGGCCCGTCACGATATGATCGGGTTGTATCCAATGCTTACCCACCTACCCCATGTCCCGCTATTACGGGAATAGTCCACTCGCCCCTGCAATGCGGTCTTGTCAGTGAGTATATCATGGAAAAATATTTTCAATACCCTATTGCATCTTTCTCGTACTATAGTATACTTAACTCAAGGGTAAGGCATTGGGCCGGACCTAGACGAAAGGGGAATACGATGTACCACACCAGCCCGATCGAAATCACGAAAGCCGGAAGAGGACTTTTCGGGGACTTTATCTGCTTCTCTGGGGTAGTGTACGTCCAGACGGCTGGCAAATATGTCACGTATCGGCTTGATGTATCTGATGAAGAAATCATCGAAGCGTCCCGGTTGTGGCATCAAGACGATGTAGCCCCTCTTCAGAAATTCGTTGACGAAATCGTCAATCGGTATGAAGTCTCTGAGAGCGACGCGGAAAAACTACTCGATGAGTCGGAGTCGATCTACAACGTTGACTCTAACATCGAGCCGGAAGACCTGGCTGACGCATCTTGGGACATTCAAAGAATAACAGCGGAAGCGGGACGGTCAATGGGGTTCGGTATAGTTGCGATGAGCGACGAGCAAGGGACCGTCTACTTTGTAGATATTAAAAAATACTTCGGGTCGATGATGATGGTGTATTGATATGCGGCAATCATTCGATCAGAGCGTTTCACTTATTGAGCAGTGGACGCGCCGTGCAAACTTCAAGAAACCGGGAAGGAAGCATCAAAAGCGCCCAGGAATAAAGGCTTCAGCAAAACAAAAAGCGCACCTAAAACGCTCGTTAGCTGAAAAGAATAGAGCGCATCGCATGTACAAAGAGCAAGTAACTTTGTACTGGAACGGCGGACTGGATGAATTCCCGGAAAAGCCTTAATCAACCGCCCGCCGCAAGGCGGGCTTTGCATTTGGAGATCGAAAATGGCAAGCCCAAGCGAAAATACGCGGAATTGGGAGCAGGAAAGGCGAAAGCAGGGCTGGAAGTTCGTCCAGGTCTGGCTTCCGCCAGAAGCCGCAAAGAGGCTAGACGCGCTCGCCACGATCAAGGGCGGGCGCGGTAAGGCGATTGAGGAACTGTTGCGCTAGTCCCACGGCACCGGCTTCAAATCCGCTTTCAGATAGAGAGGGTGGCACGGATGGCCGCCCTTTGTCAGTTTCAGGACGTGCATCCGATGAAGGAACCGCCGTACTGCATCCCCGCGCCCCAGGTGCTCCCCATGCACTCCCCAAGCGGCGATCACAATTCCCGCGTCCGCCGCTAACCGAATCAACGCCGTGTCGTTCTTTGGACCAATCGGATCGTCAAACCGCTTCATCACGCGCGGATCGGTCGCACGAAACGCAAAGATATTCGTCATGCACAGCCCAGCGTACCCCCATGCCTTCGCATACGAGATACAGCGACGAACCGTTGGATCGTCTGACACTTCATCTGCCGTACTGGGATTCAGCCCGACGAACATTGCGTACCCGCTTCCGCCTATCCATTCTCGCCACAGGGTATATCGCCATTTTCTGCACGGTGAGAATAGGGTTTCCGTGGCCATTAAAGTGATTCCCGAACAATAGCCGCAAATGCCGGCAAGCTGATTTCAGCGGTCCACAATATCGGCACGAAAAACGATCCGTCATCATCAACCGTATTGCTAAACACGCCGCCGTTCTCTTCGAAAACATGCAGCGGCACAATCACCCGCCAATCATGCCGATCCACGCGATAAGCGAGCGCGGGGATTTTATCTCGTCCGGCCTGCTCTCCAGCCTGAATCCACCACTTCGAAATCTCGGCCTTGGCGGCGCGCTTGATTTCGATAGACCAATTGCCCAGCGGCTCCGTGTCGCCATGCTTGCCGCCGTCGCGGGTCTGACATAGGTTGCGTTCGACCTGGACGCCGACGAGTTCAGAAAACAGGCGGCGGAACTCTCGCTCACCGCCCGCGCCTTTGTCCCTTGAAAGTTTCCCCATCGCCTAACCCTCGTGGTCCACCGAACGGGGTTTACCCGTTTCGGTAAAATTTAGCTGTTTAAGACACTTTCCACGACTACCAGCTACCCTACCATTACCTACGCCGCTTGCGTGCCTTGTAGGTGCCTTGCGCGGCGATTTTGACGGCTTTGCGGGTTCAAGGCTCGATAGGTCTCCGGCCAAGCAGGCGTAGATGTTGATCGGATGCGCGGTTTTCGGCTTGGGCGGGCGGTAGCGACGGGGCATCAGAAATACCTCGTCTCTGCAACTAGGCATGTCGTCTACTCGTCCTGCTCGATGGAATCGACAAAGCCCTTGTCGCCGTTAGCCCACCCCTCTTGGAAATCGACTGGATGTTTTGGTGTTTTCACCTTGACTGCCATATCAGCCACTTCATCCCAGTTCATGTTATTACCAGCCCAATCCTGAATTTCAGCCTGGCATTCCTCGAATAGAGGGATAGTGTCCTCTGCCAAGCTACGCTCAAGATGGCCATTAAAATCATCCGCGTAGAATTTTGCCCTATTCTCGGCAATTACCATAACCGGAACAGCCCATACAGAATTGTCAGGCATTCTGATCGTCATGTACTTTTTCATTTCAACATCCTAAATTGTCAATTTCTGGCATGAGTCACGTAATTCCCGCGCGGGAGTGGATTCACGACCGCCTTGCACCGGTCGCACCGGTACTCAGGACCTTTACCAGGCGACTTCGATTCAATAATCCGCCCGTCGCAGTTCTTTGGACAGCGTAGGTCGCTGCGGATGATGATGGCGCTCATAATGCAGATCCTAAATACTCGACATGCCTACTATCGTCTTGCGCCATAAAATGCTTGCGCGGATGTTGCCCATGCTCAAATTCAAGCAGCATGAGATTGGCAACATCAACCAAATGCTCAGTATTACCGTGCTCGGTATATTTTCTTAATCGGTCCATGGCGCTTCCAACTCGATCATACTGCAAGGCGTCAGTTCGCTGCATCAGTCCATAACGATAACGCCCCATGAGCAAGCGATTTCTCATGAGCCGCTCAAAATCGCATGACCATTCTGATCGGCATAACTCGTCTAGCGATTCCCGTTTATCGCCAATCCGTGCGGTCATGACGCGAGAGAGTAGCCTGTCTCGTAAGTAGTCATGTAGCGTGCCATTGCGATTCACGCCGCGCTCCAGTCAACAGTTTGACGATAATTGTGCGTATTCACCACCGCGCTATTCATTGGCTTGACCTCGCCGTGTTCATCGCAAAATCCTTTGCTGCTGGCAATAATGCCGTTCAGTAGCCTCTTGCAGTGCGGGCAGACTTGATAGACAGGTGGCGTTGGACGGTAGGAGGCATCGCCGGATGCGCCGATGATTGAGCTATTCATTTCGCCTCCCACTTCAAGCAAGTCGCCGTTTTCTTCACCGCGAAACCGCCCAACCCGCAGCGCTTGTTCTTTTCTTGCATGTATTGCTGGTAAGGCGGACTGAGATCAACGAATTCGCTTTCGTATTTCGCGCAATTTCCGCAAGTTCGTGGAATCGGCTTATCGTTGTAGCCTTGATTGATTTTCGCTTCGGATTGTTTGCTCATTTATCATTCCTCACAATACGCCAAATTACACAGACAGTCCATTCGATTAAATCGAATAGTCGCATAGCTGTCGCCCATGAATCCGATAATGCTGCCGCGTTGTCCAGCGCATTTTGCTTGCTTTGACCGCTGCGAATAAGCGCCGGGCGGTGGATTGAATCGGACAGCGCTTCCACGGCGGAATCCGAGAGCTGTTTCTGATTTCTGTAATAGATGGTAGCTCATGATGACCTCTTCGTGCTCATGTTCATTCCGGCTGACGTGGTCAAAACCCCTAGTGGTCATACTGCCCCGATTCGAACTTTACATAGCGATTAGGGCTTCTTCCGTTTCTCTCAAGATATTGCAATGATCCTGGATGAAACCACAGATAAATGTCACCCTCCCATCCTGTATATCGCTGCTTTGAAACCATCAAATAAGCGTCTGGCTTATCAGAAACATCCGCTTCTATTTGTCGGCCTTCAGCTTGCGCTATTGAAATCTTCTCCTCTTTTTTCTTATTCCTAAAAACCGTTATCACATTATCAGCCATATCTGTGATAGCGCCAGTTCCTTTAAAGTCCATTTTTCCTGGAGGGCTGTATTCGTCGCTACCCTTTCTAGCATGACTCACTAAGTGGATATGCGATTCATGCCGATGCGCGAAATCCACCAATCTTTCCACGATGGCCTTTTGCCCGTTGTAATCGTCTTCGGCAATCCCGCATTTTGAGATTGAATCGACGATAAATTGCCTGATTTGGTATCTCTTTGCAGCGTAAGCGAACACTTCGAGCATCCGATCCGTTTTTGCGGTACCCAGCAAATCGAATAGCCATAGCTTATCCCCTAGCCACGTCATGCAATGCTCAATGTACTTAGCGGTCGGTTTTTCTTGCGCGGTCAGTTGTCTTACTAATCGCCATAGCGTTCTGGGCGGCGGCATTTCCATTGAGGCGATACAGAATCGTTCGTCGCGAGCTAATCCGGCCGCCGCGACATGATTCAAGACGATGGATTTTCCGTGGCCAGAATAGCCCCCCCATATCGTGACTTCCGATGGTCTGAATCGTAAATGGTCGCCAACCTTTTCCCATGGGGTCGCCAAGCCGCGTGGGGTATCTGGGGCAGGGAAGAATTCATGCAGCACCGCGCCGGTATAAGCATCAGCGGGCCTTAGCTCTTCCGGGTCTTGGGTTTTCGCGGTCATGATGCAGCGGGCGAAATCTTCTTTCGTGAACCCCTGCTTTAGGCATTCATTGGCGTCCTTGTGTGGCCATTCAATCAGCCTGCAGCGCTCGGCACCTAACCGTCGAATGATTTCTTGCGCGCCTTCGCGCCCAGGTCCGTCCATGTCCAGTCCTACAAAAATCGTATCGAATCGCTGAAGATGATCGTAATCGCTCTCTATCCAATCTTGCTTTGCACCGCCACCACCACCCATGGGCACCGACAAGGCCGGAACTCCGAATTGATACAGCGTCATGGCGTCTATCTCGCCTTCTGTAATCACCACCGCTCTTGTATGTGCTGGAATGGTTTGCCAGCCGAACAGGCAAGGCTCGGCATTGGATTCTTGAGTCGTATGTTTTTTGCCGTCTGCGTCCCGTAGCAGAGCGAGGTATTTGCAATTCAGCAACCGACCATCGCGAAGATACGGGAAGACGATAGTGGCTGGATTGCCGCCTAGTCTTGGAAATCGCGCGGACCCTGGTAATTCGGCGACCTTGAAAGCCGCCAGCGTTGTTTCTGTAATGCCCCGCGTGCGGAAATAGGCCGTCACTGCGCTATCTGATTCGAGGCGCTTGGCTTCTTTCGGACGATCCGGCGACCGATAGGTTTTTTTAGGGCGGCTCTTCGTCCCATCAATCGACAATCCAAGCCAGCTCGCGGATTCATCCATGGCTTGTTTTAGGTCGCATCCTCGCACTGCACACCACAGGTCCAGCAAATCGCCGCCACTTTGGCCGGTCGCGAAATCAGACCACACGCCGATCTTGCCGCCACTGAGTCGCACCTTCAGGCTATCTCCAGCTTCGCCGCCAAGGCTCCCGGCGACGAATTCTTGGGCCATTCGCCGGCCGTTCGGAAGCAGGTGCTTGGCGACCGATTCAACCCTGCCAGCCAGTCGCTCGGAAAGCTGAGATGGGGTCATAGCACCGCCCCTCGCGATACGTAGCCGCTGCTGTCTGGCTTCCGCCCCACGAATGGCTTATCTCGGATGGCAATCCCCATGCGCCGGCCCGCCTCCAACCACGCCAGCCATGCGCGGTCTGGGTCCTTGATGCTCTGCCCTTGGTTGCGATCAATGAATTTTTCGGTTTCCGCTCGTAACCATGCTTCGTCCGTAAACCCCCGGTCCCGCGCCATCCGCAACCGGCCAGGGGTTAATTCGAAAAAATCCTGTCTGTCGTCCGTCGTCTTCTGAATCTCCCCCACACCCCCTCTGACAGACGACGACTCTGTTACTTTCACTTGGAAAGTCTCTGGATCTGGAGACGGAGCAGGAGACGGAGCAGGAGACGGAGACGGGGCAGGCTCATAGCACGCTTCTAGCGCGCTACTAGCGTGCTCTAAGCGGTCATCGTGCTTTTTTTCCTTTTCTCTCCTTGCGGCGTTGGCCTTCTTGGCCCGCTCGTGCCTGAATTCTGCCGATGCCGCGTAGGGATTGTGGCGCTCCCAGTCATGCAGCGCCCAAACCCCTGATTCGTCCTTCTCGATAAATCGCAGCTCAGCGAGTAGTTTCGTTAGCGCTCCAGGTGGACCCTTCCACTTCGCAATTCGCTCTATCGTTGAGTCATTGATTCCAGTTAGTATCCCATCCGTTTTGTTCTGCGCGGCAAATATCCAAATCCTCATAAGGGATAAGACGGCATTATCCCCAAGCTCAGCAATGAGCGTGTCCGTCTTCCAATGGTCAAGAAACCCGACATCAACGCGAATATCTGTGTTCATTCGGATTCCTCGTTTTTTTGGCTAGATAGCCTAGATAGGATTTCATTCCTCATTTCTGACCATGACCCGTGCAGGTTTGCAACGTCTCTCAGATCGTCTATTGAATATCCATCCCTGTATATCGCCTCAAGATAATGCATTGCATCGCTTAGGTCTGTGTAAGGAAATCTGCGCTTAAGAATCGCCTTTACCCTGGTTAGCTCCATATATCCAGGAAGTTCATTTTCCTTCATTCTGACAAAGCAGATTCCTCCAATCTTATCGAAAAACTTGTCAAAACTGCGCGCATTGACGCTTCCGTCATCGTCATACAAAATATATTCGTCGGCGCTGATTTCAATTGAATCAAGAACCTCTTGAATGCCATATTTTTTAATGTGCTGCTTTACAATCTTCTTTCCTGATTGGCTTAAGCAGTAACCACCAAGAGACTCTATGGTTTCAACAACTCGATTCAGCGCCTCTTCCTTGCTGCTTTGAAGCTGACTGCGATACTCCATCAGCATTTCTAGTTGAATTCGCCGCTCATTTAGTTCGTCAAGCTGCGCCTTTTGCTTCCCTATAACCGAGTTATCGCTAAGCTCCTTAGCCCCCTTTCCTATATTGCAGGCCACGCAAGACGTTACAAGATTGATAACGCTGTCATCCCCGCCATTACTCACCGGCTTTATATGGTCTACATGCAAAACCGCTTCTGGCGCTTGCGCGCCGCAGTATTGGCATGTAAATGAGTCGCGCTTGAAAACCTCGAATCTGACTGATTTTGGGATTTTCTTGCGTTTTTGTTGTGGACGGGCGCAGCCTTCCGTGCCAGAATTTCCAATGGCTTTCATGTCTGATACCTCGGTTGTATCGAATATGGATGCAAGTGCATGGTGGAGGCTGCAACTAACTCCATGTGCGTGATAATTATAACAAATTTCTTGTTCTTCCCTTATCCTGCTCATTCCGCGCCCCCCATCCGGTCTAATTCCCCCGAATTCGGGGGAATTAAAAAGGCGCGCGTGCCCGGTACGGATCGCTGGATCAGTGGTGCGGGCACACGCTGGCCACCGGCACGGTGCCTGAAGCCGGCCGGCGGATTCTGAAATTTTTTCGGGGACGAATCGAGATTTTTGTCGCGCGATAGTCGCGCATCGAGCAGGACTGGGTTACAATGACCCATTGGCTAGTCTCCTAATTCTGGTAGGTGATTGGCAAGTCGTGCCGGGTCGGCGCTGTCAACGTCGGTCCGGTGCGCACCAGTATACCAAACCTGGTTTCCTGTAGCCACCTACTCAGCCTCCGATACTGCAAATTCCTGCACGTCGCCCTGCCCTCTACCCATCATCGCCCGCGCTTCAGCGACTTTGTTGAGTTGGTATTGGCGTAGCGAGTAGTTCATTCGTCAATCCGCACGATCTTGGCGTTATGCCAAGGATAATAGCGTCGGTAATAGTCAAGTCTTGATTGAGCCTGAATTTCAGACGGGAAGTGCTGAGCTTTTTCAAAACTGTCTGTTGAATAGTTTCCTGCATTCATCCACAATCCAGGCTCTAACTCAACAACAAATATTGGGCCTGCCATTTTATCCTCCGTTCACTCTAAAATAATCGGCATAGCTTGGGATTGGCATTTGATTTTCATATCGATGAATCTCATCAACAAGGCGTTGATGACGTGTCATTCTAGCCTCATTCATCCATTTTAAATCGTCTTCATCGATAGGTTCGACCAGCATTTGTTTAATCGGAGCATCTTGTGTTTTTTGATTTATGAAAATTTCTTTTGCTGGCCTGTCAATTATATCTGTAGTTGCTTTGTATCCCGCCAAATTGGCCGGCTGCTCTCCAGCTATCCACCACAGTATTAGCGGATTTTTCATGTTTTTACGGCGACGCTTGTCTTTAAAAAGAACACCCATTTTCTCTAATTTCTTTAGCCCATTAACTGTTGTTTGTGTCCCTTGCCCCAATAATTCTGCATAGAAAAATGACGGCCTTCCAGGCATTGTCTTAATCATAGGAATCACGGCATCCGTGAATTCACGGAATCTAGCCTCGAACCTGATTTTCTCTTTTCTGTATCCAGGGACATCCTTGATTGGCATTGAAACTTCGGCGACTTCAGAATAACCAAAATCACTCGGACCATATTTGAATTTCTTTACTTTACCGATCCGAACGAGTCGGTATAGGGCGTACTTTATACTGCTTTTCCCTATATCTAGCCGTCTGATAATTGCTGAAATCCGGCTGTCAGGATACAGTCGCAAGTCATCTAAAACGATTTCGAAGTTGTCTTTCATTTATTCTCCAGCGCCGCCTTTGCTTTGTGCCTATTCAGCCGGTCCTCGCATCCCTTGCATAGATAGCTAGGTTGGTTATGTCTCGGCCCGCGCCATCGAGACTCGGCAATAAAAGTGTTTGGCCGATACATTCGGCATGTCGTGCAAAACACATCGCCGGTAGTCGGAATCGGCGGCGGTTGGCGTGGATTCATGGGGCGGGTGGTCATGGCTGGCTTTCTCCGATTCTCGGCTTGCGAGATTCAGAAACCCATTGCCACATGCGCGCTTCCCAGCCACAAGAGGGACAGGTCAGTAGCCGGCCAGGCTTTTCTGATTCGATGGGTAGATCAAGGTCGTGGAAACAAGATGGACAACGGAGGTGGTGGAGCATGGCGTTATTCCTCATCAGCAAACAATCCGCCTTGTTCTATTTTTGCTACCGCCAGATTTCTGCAAGCGGCATCCCAATAGCTTTTTTTAAGCTCAGAACCAATGAATTTACGTCCCATTTGCAATGCCACGAATCCTTCGCTTCCAATACCTGCAAATGGAGATAGAACGGTGTCGCCCTTATTGCTCCATAACTCAATCCCGCGCTCTATAACCTCAAGCTGTAATGGCGCTATATGGCGCTCATCATCGTTTTCTCGCGCTTGCCGGTATTGTAAGGTCTTTGATGGATTTATATCAAACCAAACTGGCGATGCGTAATTTTGCCATAGAGTAACAGGAAATTCTGATGGTTCTTTAGTGACTCTTTCCTGATTTTCTCCAGGCTTGCGCATCGTGACCAGATAATCTGGTATTCCTTGCCGACTCATGCATGAATCTTTCTTGAGTTGCTTGTACAGCAATCCAATGGCTTTAGTACGCTGCATGGCAACGACTGGGTCTTTCCATATAACGACCTCGCTATGATAAATCCATCCTTCATTTACAAACATCCTAATCAACTCTCCACGGAAATCATGCAATCCAATGACGCCGTGATGCGATTTAGAAGTTTGCAGATTCATGCAGTGGAAAGACAGCAGCCTACCAGGCATCGTGACTCTGAAAAGCTCTTTCACCAAAAATAGGAAATGATGGTAGAAATCAGAATAATCACGGCAATTTCCCATGTCTCGCATAGAATTGCTATACGTATATAGAGAAGCAAATGGCGGAGAAAATATGGAATATCCGATGGAGTTTTCTGGAAGATTGCCGACCACTTCGACGCAATCGCCAAGATAGAGTGTCCAGTTTTCTCCAGACGCGCAGTTTGTCACATAATCATTGGTTTCCCTGGTTGCGCCTTGGATGCTTTTCTTAGTAAATTCTTTCATGTGGTTTACCATTGCTTGTGTCATTTCTTCGTTCTTGCGCTGTTTTTCTTGTATATTTTTAAGTATAGCGCCTTCAGCGCTGCTTGATATAATATGAACATTTACTTCCCTAGTTTGTCCAAATCGCCAGCACCGGCGAATTGCTTGATAGAATGACTCATAAGAATCATCTAGTCCGACGAAAACCATATTACGACAATGCTGAAGATTCAATCCAAATCCAAAAATAGAAGGTTTTCCTATGATATCCATGGAATTTCCATTGATGAATGACATAATCCTTGATTCTTTTTCTTTTGATGGCATTGATCCTGTTACTTCAACGGAGCCAATGACTGATTCAGTCAGAGCCGTTGATTCGTCATTCAAATGACACCAGACAATCCATTCCTCGTCTGAGTTATTGACAAGACTTGCTGCCAATTCAACGCGCTCTTGCAAGCTATTTCGCTTAGCCGCCCGCCTTTCACTTAATGTTGTCGCTACCGAAGAGAATAATTGTCCTTCTGGAATGTAATCTGACTCGACTTCGTGATGGATGATGTTTAATTTTGGCAATTCGTATCGACTTCCATCAAATCCAAGGTCAGATGGATTCTTAATGACCACAGACCATGACGCCGTCCACTCCCAAAATCGAGTTTTCCCGTGTCCCTTTAACCTCCATTTGCTCGTTTCTCCACCATCATGCGTGAAGAATTGTGCCAACATCTCCGTGCTAGACATGATCCCAAGGAACTCTGCTTGATTGCCGATTTCCATAAAATCATTCGGGGCTGGCGTTGCGGTGCAGGAAAGACGATATGGCGTGTTTCTGAATCTATCGATAATGTGCGTTTTGGTTTTCCCGTCAACGCTTTTCAAGATGCTGGATTCGTCGATGACTACACCTCCAACATCCAGGTTGTCGAATGCGTCCAGCATCTCGAAATTGATGACAGCAATTCTTGCGTCATGTGCCGGCGCCATGGTTCTGCAATACCGAACTCCATCAATTCCGATTTGATTTGCTTCCCGTACAGTTTGTTGAGCGACGCAAAGCGGCGTTAGGATAATGACAGGCATCTGAGTGTGGTTGACAATTTGGTCAGCCCATGCCAGTTGCATTCTGGTTTTTCCAAGGCCGGTATCGGCGAAAATTGCAGATCGGCCACGCTTTATCGCCCATTTGACGATGGCCTCTTGGAAGTCAAATAGGTGTTCATTTATTTTTTCTGGTTCAAATCCAACAGGAACATGAACTTGCATTTTTGAATTGATGAATTCATCATATTCGTTGTTCATATCGTATCCTCATAATCGTTTTATTTTATGGCGCGCTCGGCAGGATTCGAACCTGCAATCTGAGGTATAGAAGACCCCTGCCTTATCCTGATTGGGCTACGAGCACGTTGTGAGTTGCCCGGAATACCCGCCGGGCACGGTATTAAAACACTTCCGATTGATGGGTGACTAGAACGGTTTGGTTCGCTGCAATTCCTTGGGTGTCTCCAGGCACGTGACTCGCTGGGATGCTTTGGTTGTCTCGTTATTGATGGCTCGATTTGTCACCATGGTTGTCTTTCGGCCAGCGGGATTTTTTTTGGCCGTCTCTCCGGCGGGCATCAACAATCTTGCTTACGCCACGGGACGTCAGGGCGCAAATCCTCGCGCTTGTCGCCGTAGTGTTTCTCTACTTCGTCAAGCACATTAACCGGCACTCGACGCAGCTTAAACCAGCGGCAAATCACAGACTTAGGACGCCCTAGTTTTTTTGCCACGTCGATTTGTCTTTCGTTCCAGATGCTCATGGCCCATAGTTCAACACAGTGAAACTTTTTTTGCAAGGGGTCTTGCAAGATCAGTTCGACTGTGTTGAACTACATCCAACCAGCCGCCCACCGGAAGCCGCCAGAACCCATGGGCAACCGGCGCGGATGCTGGCAATCACCGCAATTCACAACACCTTAGAGGAATACCAATGAGCATCAAAAGCGATCAACTCCGCGCCTGCTTCGAACTGATGAACGCGCCGCGCGACTTCGAAGTCGGCGACCTCGTGACCTGGAAAGACCCGGCGCTGATCAACGCGCGCCATCCGGCCAGTTGCAACGATTTCGCCATCTTCGTTCGCTGTCAAGAGCCGTCGCGCGGGAGCAGTGAACCTGGCTCTAACCAATTCTCAGACTGGAAAGACACCGTCATCGGCCTCATCGATGAAGACGGCGAATATAACGAATACGCCGTCAACTCCCAGCGGTTCAAGAAATTCGTTGAATAGCGAATAGATTGGTGGTCTTCCCCGCCGGCGATGGATTCGACTCCCCCGGCGGGGCTTTTTCAGGAGATTCTGATGAATATCGACGAACTCACTATCGGGCAAGCCAAGCAACTTGCCGCGTTACTAAACAAGCCTGCCGATGAATCCGCATCCCCTTACGATCAGTGGATTGGAAAGAACATCGCTATTCGTGGCGTCACGATGATCGATGTTGGACGCCTTGTGTCGGTTTACCCTCAAGAGCTGGTTATCGAAGACGCGGCATGGATTCCAGAAACGGCGCGATGGACGCAGTTTATTTCGGATGGTGAACACAAAGAATGCGAGCCATACCCGGATTTCCAGCAAGTGGTTATCGGACGCGGGGCCATCTGCGAAGTTGTCGAATGGACTCGTCCTCTTCCGAGGATTCAGAAATGAACGCGGCAATCCTAAGAGTCTGTTATGACGTTTCGTGGTCTCGGTCGCGGTCGCGGTCGTGGTCGGGATCTCGGTCGGGGTCGGGGTCGCGGTCGCGGTCGCGGTCGCGGTCTCGGTCGTGGTCGCGGTCGTGGTCGGGGTCTGGGTCTGGGTCTGGGTCTGGGTCGGGGTCTGGGTCGGGGTCGCGGTCGTGGTCGCGGTCGCGGTCGGGGTCGCGGTCGGGGTCGCGGTCGGGGTGATTTGCAAATACGAACAAAACGTGTTTTTTCAGGAGGTTTTAACTGATGCTTGATTCTTGTGCATATCTGTCTATAATTAGCTAAATGGACAAGCACTACAACATCAGCGATTTCGCTCGACGGATAGGCCGGTCGGCTTCAACGGTTCGCCGCTGGGAGCGCGACGGTCTTCTTACGAGTAAACGCCTACCTTCCGGTCATCGCTACTTCGATGAGGATGACGTTCGCGGAATTCTTGGTAAAGCAGATGAGAAGCGTCTGACGGTGGTGTATTGCCGTGTATCGAGCCACGGGCAGAAAGACGATTTGCAATCGCAAGTCGAGGCGATGGAACAGTATTGCCTTGGTTCTGGTATCTCCGTTGATGAGTGGGTGCAGGAGATCGGCGGCGGGATGAACTTCAAGCGTAAGCAATTCCTGTCGCTGATGGATCGGATAGCCGCTGGCGACATTAGCCGCTTGATCGTGGCACACAAGGATCGTCTGGTTCGCTTCGGTTTCGACCTGCTCGACCATATCGCCAAGCGCAGCGCCTGCGTCATCGAAGTGGTGAATCAGGAATCGCTGTCGCCGCAAGAAGAGATGACCGAGGATTTGTTGTCCATCGTCCATACCTTCTCATGCCGCTTGTACGGCATGAGGAAATACAAGCGAAAGAACGACTGATATGACATTCCCACTTGAGCAGTGGTTTGACATCACCAAGCCAATACCGAAAGCTGATGCTGACCTGACAGAAGCGCAGATGATGCTGTATGCACTGAAGGACGGCATGGACCCTGACTGCGCAGAAGCAAAACGGCAGTACCGCGAGATGCGCAAAGCTGTCAGAGAACATAACGAGAAGTTCCCACCGCCAGTACCGTACCGCAGCAAAGCGTCAAAGCTGCGCCAAGCTAAACGGGAAAAGGAAAAACAGAAGTGAAAGTTACCCGCACCCTACTTGCTGATGTACCAGCCCAGATTGCAGCGATATGCAAGACGGCTGGCTACATCCGCGCCGACATCTGGCGTCGGTATGGTGCGCTTGGTAATGTCGGCGTATCGGCATCCGCCGTGCGCACCGAGATTGTCGAGCAGAAGATTTACGATAGCCTGCATATTGACGGAACCATCCGCGCCGAGACAACCAAGGACATCGTCAACGACATCCTGACCTACAAGGCAGCGGCGAAGCTGAAAGTGCGACAGGCTATCGCAAAGCGCACCACCGACGAGAACGAACGCAAGCGACTCTATACCCTGCTCAAGCGCGATGAGTGGCTTGCTGACCCATTCCTGCACCGCCAGATGCGCAAGCATTTCCGTCATGGCAAATCGGAAGTCGCCAATCAGTTCATTGTCCGCTCGGACAAGTATTCGACCGAGGTAGTCGATGGCAAGCTGGTTATCACGGTCAGGATTGCCAAGAAGTATGGCGACAACATCGTGCTGACCACGACCACCAGCGGCAAGAATGTCGATCTGTCTGGTAGCAATCTGCGAGTCATCGTCAAGGACGGCTTCACCGAGATTCACTACGCCACCGAGAAAGGCGCAGGTCGTGAATGCGGCGATCAAGTGCTGGGTATCGACAAGGGTTACACCGAAGCCTTCACCGACTCCGATGGTGATCATCATGGTCAGGACTTCGGCAAGGTGATGACCGAGTACAGCGATAAGGTTGCTGCTACCGGCAAGCAGCGCAACAAGTTGCACGCACTGGAAAAGAAGCACTGCGAAGCTGGACGTATTGCCAAGGCTGACCGAATCAGGAAGAACAACTTGGGGCGCAAGAAGATTGATGCTCGCAAGGAAACAACACAGAAGCGTCTGCGCACAATAGCCTATCAGGCGGCGCATTCGATAGTCGATAAGGCAGCGATTGTCGCTTCTGAAGATTTAACCGCTGTCATTGCATCAAAGCATCAATGGAAGCGGTTCAATCGCAGGATGAGTGCGTGGGCTAAAGGCGTTCTCGCCGAAGCTCTGGACTCTGTATGTGAGCAGCGTGACGCGAGGCATACCCTCGTGAATGGCGCTTATACGTCGCAAACGGACTCGACCAACGGCTTGCTGGAAGGCAAGCGCGAAGGCGACAAGTTTTACCGTGCAAACGGGGACGTTCTCCAAGCCGACCACAACGCTGCTCTGAACGTGCTGGCAAGGCTCGACGACAAGGAAATTACGCGATACACACCGTATCGCGAAGTCCGTCGAATCCTGCTTGCACGTTCTCCGGCGCAACTGAGCGTCAAGAGGCTTGAGTTGGGTGTGCAAGCACGTCAACCAAGTGCGGATAAATCCTATGCGCAACTATGCGCAACTTTTTAGGAACAGAAGGACATGAACGAACCATCACTGCATGACTGGCAGTATGAACGAGAATCAAAGATTGCATTTGATCTAGAGGTCGCTCGCGAGGCGGAACTCAAAGACGCAGTGCAAGACCGGATCGGCGATTTAATGCTTGCTAGTGGACACGGGAAAGACGAGCAAGCATTGATGAATAATGTGCTGTCAACGCTCGCCGAGTCGCAGACCGCTTACTGCACTGTCAAGAGGTATCTGTTTGAAATATGGAAGTTGCGGGACGCACGGACCGATAATGAAAAGTGCAAGCGCGACCGGGCAGCGCAAGTCATAGCAAACATGATCGCGCCCATCTTGCGCGACATCGTTGAATCTGAAGTAAGCAAAGAATTCACCGAAGCATAAAAAAGCCGCAACCCGTAGCAGCGGGAGCGGCCAAAATCGAGGATCAGCGATATGAGTCAGAAAATTATACGCATTCACGCCCAGCGCCGCAAGATGCAGCGCACACATAGAGACGATACGCCGGAAGGCATCAAGCTCGACATGCTGACGCTGCGGGCGCTGGCGGAACTTGTGGTGGATGTGATGGAAGAGCGCGGCTCGGTGCCGCCAGCACATGAATTGGCGCGGAGGATTTGGTAATGGGCGGCATGACGGTTTATCAGCAACAACCGGTAGCAACAATTACTTATGCGGATATGGAACGCATGGCGGACTGTATCGCAAAGTCTGGGCTATTCGGCGTCAAGACACAGGTCCAAGCTCTTGCGCTGATGCTGTTAGCGCAAAGCGAAGGGCTTCATCCAGTAACTGCGGCGCGCGATTACCACGTTATCCAAGGCCGGCCAACCCTGAAGGCTGACACCATGTTGGCCCGATTCCAAGCGGCTGGTGGCACGGTGAAATGGGACTCATACACTGACAAAGCGGTTAGCGCTACGTTCTCGCACCCGCATGGCGGCAGCGTCAAGGTGGAATGGACCATCGAGCAAGCCAAGGCCGCTAAGCTAACCGGAAAGGACGTATGGCAGCAATATCCACGCGCCATGCTGCGTGCCCGCGTCATCAGCGAAGGTATCCGCACTGTATACCCTGGAGTGCTGGCCGGCATGTACACGCCGGAAGAGGCGAGGGATATGTCGGACATCCAGGGAACAGCGGAAACCACCGGACCTGACATCCCGCCGTCGCCGGCCGCCACTTCAGCGCCGCCCCCTGTCACCGTTCGTGACTTCGACGAAGAAATAGAAGCGATTACGGATACCGCTGAACTTCGCCCCTGGCTGAGCGATACCGCAAGGTCATACGGATGGAAAAAAACCGATCCGATCTACCTTTCCGTGGAGGCTGCTTGTGCGGACCGCGCGACAAGGATCAGGGCAGAGAAAGCCAGGACGGCAGATAAGCCCAATCCGGATCAGATGCCGGCCACGGCACTGGCACAGCCCGCTATCGCCGCGCAACAGTCAGCCGACGACTTTGAGGCCGATCTAGGCCCCGTGGAGGATTTGCAATGATCAAGATCAGCAACATTGGCCCCATCGCCAACGCGGCGATTCATATCCCGGAAGACGGTGGAGTCGTAGTGCTGCGCGGGCGCAACGGCAGCGGAAAGAGCATCGCCCTAGAAGCCGTCAACGCGGCAGTGTCAGGTAAGGGAAAACCCCCGCTCAAAGACCTTGCAAAGCAAGGTAGCGTCAGTGCGGCCGGTGTCCATCTCACCGTCGGCCGCACCGTGCGCCGGTCTGGCGAGCTGGAAGTGAGCACGCTGGAAGGGCGGCTATCGGTCGCTGACCTTGTTGACCCAGGCATAACTGATCCGGCGCGAGCCGACGCAACGCGCATAAAAGCACTGGTTGGGCTGTCCGGGGCGGAGATTGATCCGGGCGATCTGCATGGATTCCCGGAAAACCTGCTGGAAGGGCTGGATCTCGCCGATCCGGTTTCCGCCATGACGGAACTCAAAAAGCGCCTGAACATCGGCGCGAATGAGTACGAGAAGATGGCGGGGAAAGATGATGCAGCCGCCAGGGCGTTGCTGGAATCACTGGAAGAACTTGACGGGGCGGCCATCGATCCTGACAAGGCGCAAGAGCGAGTTACCTCCGCGCTGCGGGCGATAGACCGCCTAGAAGACCAGATCAAGTCGGCGGTCGACGCGGCGGCTAGGAACAAAGCAGCTCGGGATCGGCTGGCGCTGATTCCGGCTGTTGATGTCGATGCTGCACAACGCGACGCGGCACGACTTGTATCTGTAACGGACGAGAAAAAGGCGCTCGCGCTGAAATTGAAATCCGAGTACGAGGCCGCGCTCGCTGATTACAAAACGAGCGTCGTTGATAGAGACGCTGCTATCGCCAATGCTGAAGACGCGCAAGCACAAGCGAAATTGCGCGCCGAACTCGAACGCCAGATTTCGGAATCGGAAATCGAAAAGCCAACTCACGAAGAAATATCGGCCGCTAATGCTGAGTTGGTTGCCGCTAAAGAACTGCAAGCCTATTCGGCTCAGCAGCAAGCGATGGCACAGCAGAAAGCCAAGGCCGAATCATTGTCGGTATCAGCGCAAGAACACGCGCAAGAAGCAATTGATCTGCGGGCTAAGGCCAAGCAGACCGACGAGGTTTTATCGGAAATCGTCTCAACTCTATCTGGATGTCCGCTAACCGTCATTGAAGGCCGGTTGTCCACGCAAACCAAGCGCGGCCCCACTTTCTACGCCGATTTATCCATGGGTGAGCGGTGGCGGATCGCCTTGGAAATCGCCATCGCTGCGGTCGGCGAAGGTGGATTGCTGGTGATTCCGCAAGAGGCATGGGAAGGTCTTGACCCACAGAATCGCGAGGCGATTGCGAAACAGGCTAAAGCGGCGCGTGTGGTTATTTTGACTGCCGAATGTTATGACTCAGAATTGTCAGCGGAAATGGCTTGATTGGAGACTAAAATGCGAAAAGTAATGGTATCCGAAGAAAGATGGAACGATGAAAATAGGCAGCTTGAGCGAGTCGATTTGTACGAAGCATGGTTTCATCAATTCGGCAATGATGAATGCGGCGATAACAACTCGGTAACGGTTGCGATTGTCGAGCGGATTAGTGATGGGACAGTTGACATGGTATTTCCTGGGAATATTCGGTTCATCGATGCCCACGAAGAATCCGAGCGATGGATCGATGAGAGAGACTCGGTGGTCAAATTGCTGCGCACCGTTTGCGCTGAACACGGAGATAACGACTGGCCTGATAATCTTCATCTTTACGATGTTATCGAAAAGCATCTATTTCTTAATCTAGAGGAAAGCAAGCGCATCCATGAAAGAAATCCACTTCCAGACAAACAGTTAATAAAAACCAGGAGCAATTGATATGGCTGACATTATCATAGTACCGGTGAGCGGCGGGAAGGATTCTCAAGTTGTTCTTTCGCTCGCGCTCTCCGCTGGACACAAGCCTGTTTGCGTGCACCAAAACACGGGCTACGATCACCCTGCAACATATCAACAACTGCTTGATATGGAGCAATTTTACGGAGTAAAAATAGAACACACTCATGATAAATATGGGGGGATGTTCGGATTTTTGGAGCACGCAAAATATTTCCCGAATAGTTCTGCAAGAGGCTGCACTCAGCGATTAAAACAGGAGCCATTCGCGAACTGGTTAATTGCGAAAGGCTATACAGCAGAGAACTGTGAGATTTGGTTCGGAATGCGGGCCGATGAAAGCGCGAACCGCGCCGACAAATACGGGATGCTGATGTCCGATGATGTTTTTACGCTCGGCGATATTTCCGCATTTTACAGAGAAGCAAAGCGAGCTGGCATCGGACAGATTACGTGTCGGCTGCCCATTGTAGACTGGGGCACCGAGAAAGTGTTTGCCCACCTGATGGCTGAGGGCGCACCGATTAATCTGCTGTATTCTAAAGGTCACCACCGGGTCGGATGTTACCCGTGCCTGCTGGCGAGAAAAGCCGAATGGCAGGCGGCTGCTAAAGACCCAATAGGGGTCGAACACCTAAAAAAACTGATCTCCTTAGAAGACAAATGGGTAAGTACGGGAAATCCGCGAAAGTATATCAAAGTGCATCGTGCGTGGAATGTGAGAGATTTTCTGGCTGGGACAACGGCCGATTTGTTTGATATAAATGATCAGGAATGCGGGTATTGTAGCATATAGAAATTATTGACAATCTGGAAGGAATTTATATGACCGCCAAACTCGTATCAATCCGCACTCGATCCGGCGACGATTTGACGCCAGTACCATCCTGCTATCACGTCCAGACCATCAGCCAGCGCCAAGCGATTCTAGCGTTTCGCAACAACTCGAAATCAACGATTTGGCCAGCAGTCAAGGCGAGAATGAGCGATGCTTCGATCCGGGCGACGCAGCCGCGAATTAGAATCAGCGCAGCATGGATACGCGCGATTCTGCTAGTGGTTGCTGCGACGGCGGCGTCTTGTGCGATTATCTGGTGGACGCTATGAAAAACTGCACTAGTTGTAAATACGCTAGATGGAAACTGGATTATATGGGGAATCCGCACTCATCAGGAGATGGAAAGTGCGAATTTACATATAGCTTTCCACCTATACCAATTTCTTGGCATTTGAAAGGTAGTCCATATCTTTCTGGAGGGAATATTAACAAGAATAGAGAGTTTCGTGACCACTGCCCATGCTACGAGGCCAAGAAATGACCGATTTCAAATTCAAGGTTGGCGATCATGTCCGCAAAGTTGGCGGCAGCTATCAAGGGACCGGAGTAATTAAGGCCGCATTCCGTGCCGATGACGGAACCGCGCGCTATGTATTCCGCTTCGATAATCCGCCTGGGTTGTTGCATATCTTCAATGAGGGGAATCTTGAGAAGATCGACGACATTTTGAATTCGAGGTGTTTGGTTGATATGAACGATTTTATCGTTGTTCTGGAAAATAACCAAATTAAAGTAAAGAAAGATGGCGGAAAATATCTTGCTATCTATCCATCGCCGACAGGGGACAAGCCAAGCGTTGGCGTATCTGCTTGTCTAATTGGAGGATTCTCAGAAGCCGAAGCTCAAGCGCGCGCTTATGTCGAAGCATTCGTATTAGCTAGAAAGACGTGGCCTGAGATTGTCAAGTGAACATCAAAAGCCTGACTCCGAAACAACGGAAAACGCTAGAGGGCCTCGCAAAACTAGGGCGTCCAGCAAAGCGACTTGAGATTGCACAATCTGGTGGAATTGATGGGACTCAAGCCGCTCATGCGCTCAGCCGTCTTGAGGCATACGGGCTTTGTGAAAACGACGATGAGTATCAATGGACGATTACTGAGCAAGGGAAATCAATGCTGCTAAGCATGGAAATAGAAGATCGGGAAGCCAGCAAGCCAACGGACGCCGATTCCGATGAAGAATCAACGCCAAGTCTCGAAGACGAAATTAAGGCGTTACGCGGAAAGATTCGATATGCGCCGGACTTCTCAACATCCGATGCGGCTTTCGTCTGCAAAGCGCTCAGCGAGGAACTAGCCGATATGCCGTCTATCGCAATGATGCTCGCGAAAATGGCTAGATATTGGGATGGGCTAAAGTCGTCAACTACCCCGCCCTGAAGGACGGAGCTTGAAAAAGCTAGGTTGACCAGACTAAGCCACTAAACACTATGAGCGAACAACTTGCACAAGCATTAAAGAACCTGCGCGATGTATTGCAGCAGGAATCGCAGTTGATACTCGTCAGCATGATGATGGAATGAAGGCGCGTATTTTATCGCCGCACGGAATAGTATGGGTATTCGATGAAGACCTCATGCTTGTCGAGTCGGCATGAAAATCATCGAACGCACCGCCACCTTCAGCCCATGCCGCACATGGCGCTATTCGCTGTTGCGGCGCTGGGCACCGGGAGACTATGCGATGTTCATCGGGTTGAATCCTTCAACTGCGGACGAAACGCAAGACGATCCGACCGTGCGGCGCTGCATCCGGTACGCGCAAGATTGGGGTTATGCCGCGCTGTACATGACGAACATCTTTGCCTTTCGTGCGACCGATCCGAAGGACATGAAGGCAGTGCATGACCCAGTAGGAATGGACAACGACATGCACCTGCTTCGGGTTTCAAGACATGCTGGGGTTGTGATCGCTGCGTGGGGCGCGCATGGCGCATATCGTGGAAGAGGGGCTGAGGTGATGGCAATGATTCCAGGCATGAAGTGCTTATCAAAAACAAAGGACGGTTATCCGGCGCATCCTTTGTATCTGAAATCATCATTACTTCCAATAGAATTTAATTGATCAAAGGATAAATAATGACGCTACATATCTATCGGTCTACAGAAACAGCCATATTGCCAGTCATGGATAACGAAGGAGGATTTTTGTTGTTCGCCGATGAGTAAGTCGAGATTCCAGAGTTCGGACGCGCCTTGGTGTCAACTGGATTAAGAATGGCGATTGATCCTGGAAAGGTTGGATTGATTTGGCCATGCCTTGATCGCGCCATCATATCTCTAAGCAACGATGCCGGAGTTGTTAAATCTTCATGCAGGAAGGTCATCAGGGTATTGGTAACAAACGGTTCTAAGCACCGTCACACTGTCATGCCCGGCGATAAGATCGCACAACTACTGATTCAGCCAGTCTATGCCGATACGATTGTGGACTGCGCGGAATTGAGCGAAAGCGAGCGCGGCGAAGGCGGGTTTGGGTCGAGTGGGGATCGATGATGGAAAGCCACGTCGAAGGAGCGCAGGACGCGCGACGACCCCGCCGGTCGTAGAAGGGATTGCGTCGGGGATCGGACCGGCCACGCCGCGCGTGGCGCGTTCGCCGGGCCGCCCGGAGCAGGCCGTCCACCGGCTCTTGATGCGCCTATCCGCGCCGCTTTTTCGGCGGCGTTCGCGCCGCCTCTTCCTCTTGCAGCACCAGCCATTCGAGATAACCCGTGATGCTTCGGTGGTTCGTTTCCGCCCGCGCTTTCAGCAGCGCCTTGAACTCGGGCGTCACCGAGAGATTGATCGATTCCGTCTTACCGAGATTTCGCATGTCCCACCTGTTGCATGATAATGGAATGTGCATTATCATACTCGACATGGACAAGCAACTCAAAGCCTATCGATTCCGCATTTACCCGAACGCCACGCAACGCCAGCAGTTGGCGGTGGAGTTCGGGAACGCGCGGTTTATATTTTTGGTTTTATTTGATTTGTATTGGTGATAATATTCAGCATCTTAATCTTGTTGGATTGCTGATATGAACACACCAAACAAGCCTACCCATGGTAACTTTGTCGATTTTGAAGGGATGCGGTTTGGGAAGTTGACCGTTATTTCTTATGCTGGGAGAGCGGGTGGAAACTACAAAGCTCACGCTTGGATTTGCCGATGTGATTGTGGGAATGAAAAAATAATTACTGGAAAATCTCTCGGACAGGGGAAAAATAAGCGAGTCAGAAGTTGTGGTTGTATCGCGAGAGAAAAAGCGAAAACTAATCCCATAACACATGGGAAAAGTTATACGCCAACTTATCAATCTTGGAGGGCCATGATCCAAAGATGCCATAATAAAAATAATCCAGATTATAAGTGGTATGGTGAAAGAGGAATCGAAGTTTGTGAAAAATGGCGAAAATCGTTTGATGCTTTTCTTGAAGATATTGGAATGTGCCCTGAAGGTTTTACCATAGAAAGGATTGATAACAATTCTGGATATTATCCTGAAAATTGTGCGTGGGTATCCAGAAAACAACAAGCGCAAAATCGCCGTTCCCCAGTAAACGCCAAAAATATCTATGCTTTGCAACCGGCGGGGAGCCGGGGCTTGCGCGTGGAGGGAGGCAAGAACTTGTTGAGTCCTGTACTCAGCACTTCCAGCGAAACGCGAACCGAAGAAATTCATGATGACGACCGGATGGACCGGGCGGCAGCATGAATAGGCGCGGATTCCAAATTGAACTATTCATCGAAGACGCATTGCAAAGAAACAACCCGAGCGAACTTGCGATTGGCTATATGAGATATGAAACGCTGCGCAAGCTCAATAATCGGCAATTCGCCTATCTCAACAAA